CCGACGAGGTTGAGTCCATGCTCAACTACATTGAGGCGCTGGAATCGGCCAATGAAAGCCTGATGGCTAAGTTGGATGATGTTGACGAGGAAGATTATTCCGACGACATCGGTGAGATCCTCAAGAACGCCGACCCGGCAATCGTGGAACTGTTCAAGGCTGCCGAAAGTCGGGCCGCTGTGGCTGAGGAGATTGCCAAGGCCGAGCGGGAGAACCGCCTCCAGCGTGAGTTCGTCGAAAAGGCTTCCACCTATGACAGCCTCCCGATTGAGACTTCCACATTCGGTGGTGTCCTGAAGGATGCTTCTGAGAACATGCACGCCGATACCTACGACGCCCTGACCACTGTGCTGGCTGCTGCCAACGAAGCCATCTCTCAGGGTGGGTTGTTGAGTGAGATTGGGGTGAGCGGTACGTTCGATGCTGAGAGTGGCATGGGGCGCATTGAGCAGGTTGCCTCAGTCCTTCAGTCTGAGAACACCGACCTCACTCGGGAAGCGGCCATCGCAAAGGCCGTCACTGACGATCCATCACTGTACGACATCTATAACGAGGAGCGCCGATAAATGGCCTACGAATCCGCACAGGTTAGGTTCGGTAACCTCACAGCAGGTGCCGACCTTTCGTCCAAGCAGTACCACTTCGTGAAGTTGGCCTCGGCCACCACGGTGAACGTGTGTACGGCGATTACTGATCTCCCCATCGGGGTGCTTCAGAACAATCCGACCAGCGGCAACACCGCTACCATCGCCATCTTTGGTGTTACCAAGGTTGTAGCCGATGGGACTCTGGCAGCCGGGAACATTCTGGGGACTAGCGCAGACAGTCAGGCTGATGCCATCGTCGCCGGTACAGATACCACCGTCTACGTCATGGGGCAGGCCATTACGGCTGGGTCGGCTGGCGAGACAACGACCATGTTTCTCAACCCAACGTCCGCACGAGCGGCTTAGGAAGGACTAGAAAATGCCTCAGCCCACCGTAAGTGACGTTCACGTAGATGCCATTCTCACAAACGTGTCCGTGGCCTATATTCAGAGCCAAACTAACTTCGTCGCCAATCAGGTCTTTCCTCAGATCCCTGTGGAAAAACAGAGCGACAAGTATTTCGTCTACACCAAGGGTGACTGGTTCCGTGACGAAGCACAGGTCCGAGCACCGGCATCGCCGTCTGCTGGGTCTGGCTACACCCTGAGCACCAGCACCTACAACGCACTTGTCTACGCTTTCCACAAGGATGTGGATGACCAGACGAGGGCCAACGCCGATACACCATTGGCACCAGATCGGGACGCTACGACGTTCATCACGCAGCGCATGTTGCTCCGTCAGGAGATCCAGTGGACCTCCGACTTCTTCACCACTTCGGTGTGGGGAACGGATGTCGTGGGCGGTACGGACTTCACCAAGTGGAGTTCCTACGCATCGTCAGACCCGATTGAGGACGTAGAGGCTGGCAAGCAGGTCATCCTTGACTCCACTGGGATGATGCCCAATACACTGGTCCTGAGTTATGCAGTATTTCGGCAATTGCGAAATCACCCAGACATCATAGACAGGGTAAAGTATACGAGCAGCAACACCGTTGATACTGCGACGATTGCCCGCCTCCTTGGGGTGGACAGGATTCTGGTGTCCCGTGCGGTGAAGAACAGCGCAAATGAGGGTGCGTCGGTCAGCATGGGTTCCATCGCTGGCAAGAACGCCCTCCTGTGCCACACGGCTACTAGCCCCGGCATCCTTACTCCGACGGCGGGCTACACCTTCACTTGGCGTGGCGTGTCCGACGGCATGGGAATGACAGTCGGCATCTCCCGATTCCGTATGCCGGAACTGCGGGCAGATCGCATTGAGAGCCAGATGGCTTGGGACAACAAAGTGATCGGTTCTGACCTCGGTTACTTCTTCTCCAACGCAGTCGCCTAGTTCGGCCTTAGACACAAGGAGGAACCCAGATGGGTTTCAATACCACTACTCAGGGCAGGACACTGGCAGGTGAGTCGATCATTGACGATCCCAACTCAGACAACGGTGCCCCTGTAGTAAGGACTTCCACTGTCACGATGACATCAGCGACCGGTGCGGGTGGTGCCCTTTCTTGGCAGAACCCAACCGGGGGAAGAATCCTCGTCCACGGTCTTATGATCGACATTACAACGGCGTCAGGATCCACCACGACCATTGATTGTGGTGTGGCGTCGGGAGCCACTACTACCAGCGACACCCTCATTGACGGTAAGACAGTGGCTACGGCTGCTGTCATCCACTCGTGGAATCACTACGGTACGAATGGGGCAGCATCAAGGGCGGTGCCTGCCGACTACTACGTCACCGGCAGCATCACCGGCACCATCGGATCGTTCGCTGCCAAGGCGTACATCAACTGGACGCCAGTTTCCGTCTAACAACTTAGGAGGCAGTGACCATGCCAGTGTCCGATCCTCTAGCAGAAGCGGTGGCACTTAGCACCGACAACGTGGTCTGTCTAAGGCCATTAGACGTTACGGGCTATGAACTGATGAGAGGTGAGGTGGTCAGCACAGAAGGCTGGCCTAAGCATCGCATTGACATCCTGATAGAGCGCCGATACCTAGCACCCGTCCCAGCACACATGCAGATCCCAGCCAAGACTCGGGTGGATGGGGTGGACCGGGCCATCATTGACCTTGCCAAACTGGCAAACTCTGCCCCGGCGAAGCCAGCGACTAGGCCGACGCCCACTCAGGCCACACGCAAAGCAACCCCCCAAAGGACGACTAAAAAGGCCAGCGAATAACGCTCCGTAATCCCGGTCATCTACCATGGGTGAAGAGGTGAAAGATGACTTGGACTTACGACAACACGGTGCTTGCCACCAGCGACAAAGACGCCGTTCGGCTCATTATTGGTGACACTGACACCAGCGATCAACTCCTCCAGAACGAGGAGATCAGTTATTACGTCACCCTCCACGGGACGGTAATTCGGGCTGCGTCTGAATCGGCTAGGGCCGTCGCTGCAAAGTACGCCCGGTTGATGAGCCGTTCCATCGGTGGACTTCAGGCTGACTTCAGTGCCAAGTATCGCCAGTACCTAGAGTTGGCCGACAACCTAGACCGCAACGAACAGGTGTCCCCGGTCAGTCCCTTCTTGTCGGGCTACCTCAAGAGTCAGCACACCACGCAGGACGAGAACCTTGACCGCATCCCGATCTTCGGTCGGTATGGAGTTACCGATAACCCTCGTTATTCAGCCGACAACGAATATACGCCGTATCAATACAGGTCACCGTAAGCCATGGCACTGGACCCTCAGTTAGCGGCATTCATGCCAGACACCGTGACCATTGCCCCGTTCTCCTCCTTCAACAATTACGGGGAACGGGTAACTGGTAGCACTCGGACGGCTGCTGCCTATGTTCAGCCCGATGTCACACTCACTGACACCGGCCAGATAGAAACAAAAACGCACCCGGTCAGGGCGTTCATCAACGACACCACAATCGCTATCAAAGACAAGATCACACTCCCTGATTCGTCTGTGCCTGAAATTGCGACCATCGCCGTTCACACTTCGGTGGAGGGTCTGGATCATACGGTGGTGACGTTCCGATGATTACGGGGCACATCAAAGTCATCGGCAACAGCAAGGCCATCGACGCACTGGCCCTCAAAGGGGCGTTGATCGGTGACGTAGCCATGGGGCTAACCATAATTGCCGAGCGCATTATGACGGACTCCAAGGACAACTACGTCCCGGTGGTTTTCGGTGACCTGAAGCGATCAGGCACCGTTCTGGCACCGGAGTTCACCAGTGCTGGCGGTGTCAGTGTCACGCTCGGTTACGGCGAAGAATATGCACCAATCGTCCACGACCGACCACCATCCATCGGTCAGGGCAAGGTCAGGTATTTGGAGATTCCATTTCTGGCGGCCCTCCCCGGTGCCGAAAAGCAACTCATCCAGATCATTTCCAAAGCGATCCAGACGGTCATAAAGACAAAGAAGTCAACCAGTAGGGACGGCTGGAAGGCGCATCAGGGTCAGGGCGCTCAGACGAAACGGGTAGACAGTGGCGCTTCTGGATGAGGTCGGCACTTACGTTTCCACGAACGTATCTGAACTGACCATAGGCACAAACCTGTTCCTGAGCATGATGCCGGATACACCGGCTATCTGCGCTGCGATCTACAGCATGACCAGTGATTCGCCCTACTTCACCATGAACGGGTCCACCACCGAGCCGGTGTTGGAGAATCCCAGAGTTCAGTTGTATGTACGTCATTCGTCCTATGCAACGGGTGAGACACTGGTCTACAAGATTTGGAAGCAGATGACTGAAGTGTCCGACGAGGCTCTTTCTGGGGTGGAATACCTGCGATTGCAAGCATTGGGGAGTCCTCAGTTCTTAGAGCGGGATGACAACTTCAACGTCCTCTGGTCGGCCAACTTTCAGGCGATGAAAGCGTTGTCGTGACGGATGCTTACGGGGAGGGTGACCGCACCGATGAATCCGTAAGGTGCTGGCGCTGCAACAAACTGCTGGCCGAATATGT